GTTTGTCTAATGGCCATGATCATCGAAGACGGCACGGGCGTTGCCAATGCTGACAGCTACGTCACGCTAGCGGCCTATCAGGCTTACGGCGCTGCCCGTGGCTGGACGCTTGGCGACAGTGACGCAGCCGACGAAATCAACCTGCGCCGCGCCTTCGATGGTATCAACCGGAACTGGACATATCGCGGTGTACCCGAGGACGCCGACCAAGTGGGCGCATGGCCCCGCAGCATTGCCGAGGGCATCCCGCAACGGATCAAGGACGCGCAGTCAGAACTTGCGTATCAGGTGCAAGGCGGGCTGGACCTTTTCGCCACGATTGAGGGCAGCACCACGTCGGAAATGATCAAGGTCGGCCCGCTCACGATCGACGAGGAAACGCTACCGACTGGCAAGGCGCGTGTCATGTCCGTTGAGGGCCTTCTGCGCCCCTATCTGGCGGCTGGTGCGGGCCAAACTCTGATGGTGCGCGGCTAATGATGCTTGACAGCCACTTCGCGGCGACTGTCGAAAAAGATGTATTCGCTATGTTGTGTGGCGAGTTTATAGGCGAAGGGTCTGGGCGCGAGGTATACGCTTGCGCATATGACGATCAGCTTGTGGTGAAGATCGAGAACGGCGCTCAATCATTCCAGAACATTTTGGAGTGGAGCTTATGGCATGACGCGCAATATATTGATCATGCAAAAGATTGGCTGGCCCCGTGTGTGAGGATTTCACCTTGCGGGACTGTATTGGTTCAGAAACGAACAACCCCAGCAAGTAAGTACCCAGAAAAGATGCCAACATGGCTTACCGATACGAAGCGGCAAAATTACGGCATGATCGGCAAGCGTTTTGTTTGCCATGATTACGGGGTGAACTTGATGTGTAATTCTGGGTTGTCGAAGCGGTTGCGTAAAGTGGATTGGTGGGACTCGCAATGACAACAATTCGCAAAAAGGTCACGGGCGCGTTTGACAAGCTGGCGAAAAAGCAGCCTGACGCGATCCAATGGGGCAGCATCCAGCAGCCTGTAGCAGAGGGCATCGGCGGCGGGCCTAGCGATACCACGGGCGGGATACCGGGCGTAGCGCCTGATCCCGCGCCTGCTCGGATGGCGGTCTTTGAGATTGACGAGAAGCGGGTTGACGGCACAAACATCAAGGCTGGCGATTTTCAAGTGATTGTTGAGCCTATCGGGATCGAGCTCACCCTTGCTGACGTGGTTATTTGCGACCGTGGGGAGCTGACAATCGCTAAGCTGGGCCGTGTGGCGTCAGGCGGCGAGACGGCCTTGTACGATTTAGTCGCAAGACGGTGATTCACTAAGGGGTTCAGGCCTGCTATAATAAGCGGGCCAGACGCGGTGCTGTAACACCGGCTGGCCCTGACCGAAACCGAACATGGAGCGTTCGATATGGCTGATAAACCAGTATGCAAAATTGAAGGCTGTGACAAGGCGTCCAGAACGCGCGGCATGTGTAACGCGCACTATGAGCGAAAGCGTTTAGGGCGGTGCATGGCGTCACCTTTAATTGCTGCGAATGGGGCGCTGCCTGCGTGGATCAGAGGTAATGCAAAGCACAAGGGGGCTGATTGCCTAAAGTGGCCCTTTTCTTCCAGCAGCACAGGGTATCCGTGCAATGTGATGCACAACGGGAAATGGATCGGAGCGCATCGGCTTATGTGTATTTTGGCTCACGGCGAAGCCCCGTCACCGGACATGCAGGCGGCTCACTCCTGCGGGAATGGGCATCTAGGGTGTATCAATCCTGATCATCTTAGATGGGATACTGTGAAGGGTAACGCGGAGGATAGGGCATGGCACGGGACCGAAGGCATTGGCTCACGGAACCCAAACGGCAAGCTTTCGGAGGCCGACGTTTTGAAAATAAGAGGCCTTAAAGGCATCCTAACCAACCGCGAAATAGGCGAGGCGTTCGGAGTTACAAAATCTAATGTCTCGGTAATCATGCGCCGAAAAACATGGACGCATATTTAATGGGGCAGTTCGCCAATGACCTCGCCAAGTTCGAGGCCAAGACCTCCGAAAAGCTGGATTTGGCCGTGCGTAAGATCGCGCTTGAGCTATTCAGCCGCATAATCATGCGAACGCCGGTAGACACAGGGCGGGCGCGTGCAAACTGGCAAGTTGCTATCGGCACGATCCCAAGCGGAACGCTAGAACTGAACGACAAAAGCGGGCAGGCGACTATCAACAAGGTGCAAGCCGCATCAATGGGCGTGGTCGCAGGCGATGTGATCTACCTCACGAACAACCTGCCTTACGCCGTCCCGCTTGAGGAAGGGTATTCCAAGCAAGCCCCGGCGGGGATGGTCGCGCTTACGGTGCAAGACTTCCAATCGGTTGTTGCACAAATTGGCATTGAATTGGTGATGGTATGAGCGACCCAGAGAGCAACATTCACAGCGCCTTGATGGCGCGAACTGAGGATGTGCGAGGATATCCGATTTTGTGGCCCCGAAAAGGAGGCGCAAAGCCAGAGGGCGAACACATCACGGTCCAGCACCTTCCAAACGATAACACGCGGCTATTCTTCGCCGGTGCTGATCCCGTTGAGCGCAAGGGATTCTTAATCCTCACGCTCGTCTCCGCGCTTGGTGAATACGAGGTCATTGCCAAACGGAAGGCGGGAGAAATCGCTGCCGTTTTCCCTCTGGATGATAAGCTGACGGCGAACGGCACCACAGTCTCAGTATTCAACGTGTCAGTACGGCAGGGCCGTGAAGTAGATAACCGATGGGAGACGCCCATTTGGGTTGATTACCGAGGCTACGCTTAACCAAAGGAACCCCGACATGACCAAGACGAAAGCAACCGCCCCGGCGGGCAAAACGGCTGCGCCCAAGGCCGAGACAATCACAGGCGGGCGCATTGCCCCGAAGGTGACCGGCAACCTGACCGTGCCAACGCTGGTTTTCAAAGGTGACGCGCCAAAGGTTGGCAGCAAGATCACCGCCAAGATGAAAAACGGCAGCAAATACACCGGCACCGTCTCCGACGTGACCGAAGCCGACGGCGAGATCATCGCAGAGTTTAGCGGCGGGCTTACCCCGTCCTGAAATAGCGGCCTTCCCTGCGGGTCGCTCCCTTTTTTGGGTGTTGCAGGGGTCTAATCCCAAAACTGAAAAGGAGCCTAGCTATGGGCCTTCAATCATCCGTTGGCATCAAGGTTGGCGTATCTGCATCGCTGCCCGCCACACACGACGACACAGGCTTTGCAGCCCTGACCTATACAAACTGCGGCAAGCTGAACGGTGCACCAGCCATGACCGGCACAAAGGACGTTGCGACATTTGACGACCTGTCCACAGGCGAAGAATGGAAGCTGGTGGACATCCTGCGGGCTGGCAACGGCGACATGTCCTACGGTTACGACGCTGACGACACGGGGCAAGCGCTGCTGGAAACAGCCGCCGAAGCCGCAACAGACGCAGGCTCTAAAGTCGCGCTGGAGTTCACGCTGAACAACGGTGACAAATACTACCGCCTAGCAATCATCACGTCCTACACGCCGGAAGGCTCCGTGGGCAACGTGCTGATGGCAACTGTCGGAACTGAGTTCTACCGCAAGCACATCAAGGTAGCAGCGTAATCCGCTAACGCGGGTAGGGGCGTGGCGGGCTTGGTCCTGCCTGCTGCGCCCTATTGGACCAAGGGCCAAAGGATATACACATGGATTTTGCGAAGCTGACCGGCCAACCTGCGGCCATTGACGAAAGCCTGGAGGCGTTTGAGTTCAAGCCCGAAGGGTTCCAGAACGGCGCGGGCAAGCCGCTTGTGCTGACGATGCACCCCGGCGGCGGAACGCGGTTCAAGCGCTCTGTGCGTAAGATGCACGTCAAGGCTGTGCGCTCTCAGGCTGACAGCGATCAGTCGGAGGAACTGACCGAAGCGGATCTGGACGCCGAACTTGACGATCAGGACGGGCGATCTGCCGAATTGCTGGCGCGTCTCTGCGACGGCTGGAACATGACAGACGGTAAAGAGCCGATTGAGTTCAACCTTGCCAACGCAACGGCGCTGTTTACGCAGGTCGAGCCGCTGCGCCTTGCCGTGGATAAGGAAATCACTGCGCGGGGAAAGAAACCGAAGGCGAAAAAGACCGCCTGATCCTATGGTCGCGGCAACTGGCTTGGCTCCAATGCTCCGACACCGATAAGGGGCCAGATCGCTGGGGCCAGCTAGAACGCGGCCTGCACATACTTCCCGACGCGGGCTATCTCTACGACGCCCGCGAATACCTGAACCGCTTCGGGCTGTACGGGTCAAACGGCATGGGCATTGCGCCGATCACCGCAACGGACCTTCGCAGCAATCTAGAGGTCACAGGCGGCGCTATAAGCCCGTATGAAGCCGATGCGGCGCTTTTGGCATCACTGGCCTACGTGGGCGAGCATCATCGCTCTAGCGGCAAAAGCACAGACGCCCCGTTTGATTGGCCGAAATCAGAGCGAGACCTTGAGATATTCAACGAGGCGCAGGCGAAGGCCATGAAGGCGTTGATGGGGGATTAGGGCAGGTCCAGCGCTATCCGGCAGTTGCGGATTATGCTTTCGGCGTACTTTCCGAACTCTGATTTGATGCTGGTGCGGTTCCCGGCCTCCCAGTCGGAAACGTTTCTTTCGCAGCCCTGCCGGTACTTCGCTGATTCATACTGCCGAGCAACCTCCTCGGCACGCTCGGCATCGGCTTGGTCACTTCTTTCGCCAGAAATAAAAATAGACGCCGCGATTATTACAGCGACGGACGCGGCCCCGACCAGCGCTTTTACCAAGTTATCCAACCTAAGCCTCCAAACAATCCGCTGCCACGCTAGGCCAGCGGCCCTTTGCGTTCAAGGAATACCTTCATGAGCAATGTGAACTACGCCGAGCTGACTCTTGGCGCAAATACTGCGGGCTTGTTGAAGGCAAAGGCTGACTTGGCTGCTGTGACCAAGGCTGGGGCCGCGACCGAAAATAGCGTCACCAAGTCGATGCAGTCCACCGAAAAGGCAATCAGCCAGTTGCCTAATGCCACGGCGGCGGCAACTCGTGGCTTCACCGATCTGCGAACGTCTCTTGACCCGCTTTATGCTGCGTCGAAGCAATACGAGGCCGCGCAGGGGCAAGTCGCGGCAGCTGTGCGGGCCGGGGTTGCATCCCAAGCCGAAGCTAACAGCGTGCTTGCCTTGGCTGAAAAGCGTTATCTTGGCGTCAGCACGGCGGCAAAGACGACAAATTCCGCATTAAAAGCAGCTTCTACCGGCATGAATTCGTTCGCGTTTCAAAGCCGTATGGCTGCAATGCAGCTTTCACAGGTAGCGCAGCAAACAATGGCGGGCGGCGGGTTTATTCGCGCTCTTTCCATCCAACTGCCTGACCTTGCGCTAGGCTTTGGCGCGGTTGGGATCGCCGCCGGTGTTGCTGCGGGTGTCTTGCTCCCTATGGCGGCAAATTTCATCACTGGCGCTGATAACGCAGACGAGTTGGAGGATGCGCTAGACAGCTTGGCACAAACATCCCGCGAGTACATCGAGGTTAACAAGATGACCAAGCAGTCAGTCAGCGAACTGGCTTTGGAATTTGGTGGCTTCTCGGCTGAAATCCAGCGGACCTATGAAATCCTGCAAGGCGTCGCATTCGAGCGGACGCTGGACAGCTTGGGCGTGGCAATTGCGGCTCTTGACGTGTCTCGGCTTGAATTTTTGGTTGGCGTCTTCCAGCAAGGTCAGGGCGAAATTGAGGCATTCAATCAGAATTACAACGACGCCCTAGCAGAGATCAAAGAGAGCTTTGGGCTGACGGGTTCCCAAGCTGAGGAATTCCTTGGCCAATTGAACGCCCTAAAGACTGCTGACGGCCCAGATGAAATCGTAAGGGCGGCTGACCGGCTTAACGCATTCTTGATTGAGTCTTATGGCAGCGCTCGTAAGATCCCACCTGAATTGCGAGACATGGTTCAGCGTCTTGGGGAGGCGCAGACTGTTGCGGCGCGTGTTGCCGCGAATGTCGATGGATCAGCGGACAGTGCAAACGCAGCCGCAACGGCAGCGGCTAACCTATCGGGTCAGCTATCTGTTGCCGCGCAATACGCGGGCCAACTTGCCGCAAACTTGGCAATGGCCCCCGCAGGTATCCAGGGGTTCCAAGACAAGGCGGCTCAGCTTACGGCGCAAATCAGTGCGCTTGATGCCGGTTACAGCCAGATCACGGCCAGCGCGGCGGGCTACCGGAAGGAACTTGAGCAAAAGTATGGCTTGG